GAACGTAAATAAAATAGTTCGTGATTGTTGGGAGTGGGGTAGCCCACACTTTACACCGCTAGACGATACCGGGCAATACAAAGAGTTAGCCGCCTATTTCATCAAGGAAACATCAAAGACGTATAAGGAAAACGACGGAGGCGCAAAGCAGCGTTATAGTTGCAGCAGGAATTTAGTTAAGCCGGTTACAAAGGTAACAATAATCAAGAAAGCCGAGAAGTGGTTAGACGAGCCAAAAGCAAAAAAAGGCTATTACATAGACAAAGACACCGTTTACAACGGAGTTAACCCATTTAACGGCAGACCAATACAGTATTACACAATGATTAAGCTACCCGATCCGGGTTGTGGATAGAGTGTTTATAACTGCACGGCGTCTAATTTTTATTAGACGAAAAGGAATTATTAAAGGTGGATAACACAAGGGAGGTAAGCGCTTGAAAGTAGCCATAGAAACAACCATACAACATAAGGGCAACCCGAGAGGATCCGGACACGCAGAGGCAACAGTTATTTACATAGACCAAAAAGGAGAACGACACGAAAGACAAGTTGCAGCAGATACGGAAAATGACACAAAGAACGCATTAGCCCTTAAGATTGCCACCGCAGCCCTTAAAATCCTAATAAAACCGTGCGACGTAGAATTGCAGTTAGACAACGGATACATAAAGAGTTGTGTTAATAACGGTTGGTTGGAAGAATGGCAGCAGCGAGGTTGGAAAAAGGCAACTGGCAATGAACCGGCTAACGTGGATTTGTGGAAAGCGTTTTATATTTCGCTAAAGATCCACAACGTTAAATTTATTTAAGAGGAGGCGGCAAAGTGAAAAAGTACGATTTAGCAAAATAGCAGCGTCGGGGCAATGTTTTAGAATGTTTCCGGTGGATAATAAGCCCGGTGTATTTTCGATAGTTGCATTTGGCAGGTATGCAGAATTAACAACGGATCCGGCGGGAGATAATCTATACATAGTTGGAGAGCATGACGGTTTAGAGCAAAAGCAAAGAGGGAGGGAGAGCATACAAAGTAGCAGACCTTAACGAATTTTGGAGAGGACAAAAAGAAATAAAATTATTGGATTCAAATATTTTAGCGTGCCCGGAGGCAATAGATTTATTGCAACAATTAGCAGATAGTAAAGCGGCGGTAGACATAACACAAGGGTTAGACGCTAGATTATTAACACCGGAAAAGATAGAAATAATAAAACAAATAAAAATCAAAATGATACATTTCGCTTGGGATAGACCGCAAGACGAAAAATACATAGTGCCTAAATTAAAAGAATTTAAGGAGGCAACCGGAATAAGAGAAAGAGATTTAACGGTATATGTATTAACCAATTTTGGCAGCAGTTTAGAGGAGGACTTACACAGAGTTTACACGATACGCGATATAGGAATGGCGCCGTACATAATGGTTTACAACAAAGAAAACGCGCCGCAAGAGATTAAAGATCTACAACGTTGGGTTAACAATCGCACAATTTGGTACAAGGATCCAAAGGCGAAATTTGAAGATTACAAAAGGAGGGCAAAAAGATGATAGATAAAGCATTATTAAGCACCGGTAAGGACGATTGGGGCACGCCTCAAAAGTTATACGACGCACTTAACAAGGAATTTGGTTTTACTATGGACGCGTGCGCGGACAACACCAACTATAAGCATGAGAATTATTACACAGTAGAAACAGACGGACTAAAGGCAGATTGGGGGGGGCAAACCGTGTTTTGCAACCCACCTTATAGCAAACGCAAAAAGGACAAGCCCGGGCAGGAGGATTGGATCGAGAAAGCATACAAGGAAAGCAGCGAAAATGGCGCAACCGTCGTTATGCTAATTCCTGCGAGAACAGACACAATAGCGTTTCACGAATATATTTTAGGAAAAGCGCAGGAAATAAGGTTTGTAAAAGGGCGCCTTAAATTTGAGATAGACAGAAAAGCAAACAAAGAGGCTGCGCCGTTCCCGAGCATGATAGTAATTTTTAGGGGCAGCAGCACAACAAAAACAAATGTAGAGGCATACATACAAGAAAAGGAGTTGAGATAATGGCACCATGCGAAGTACGGGGTTGCAAATTACCCGGACAAAAACACCACATAGTATTTAGATCGCAGGGCGGTTTAGATATACCAATGAATTTTAAATACTTATGCCCGGAACATCACACCGGGAAAGAAAGCCCACATAGAAACAGAACAATAGACCTGCAATACAAAAAAGAGGAGCAGGACGAGTTATTTAAGCTATTCACAGAGGAAAGCTACACGATAAAGCAAATTGCGGATTTGATAGGCTATGACAAAAAGAGATTAGAAAAAAGGTTTATGAAAGTACCAAGCCGCGCCGGATCATACGCAAGAGAGGATATTATAAGGGCACTAATGGGAGGGAGGTTATATTGAGCATAGCAAAGATTGTAGAGGCAATGCAGCGGGAGGCATTACAAGCGAGAGCCGAGGAGCAGGCAACATTACAAGACATTGCCAAAATAGCAACGGTAGAATTTGCCGAGGAGGCAGCAGGCGTATTAGATCCAAGAAAGCACGCCTACACATTTGAGGCGTATTTAATACTACTTAGTAATCTTAAGGAATTATTATTAGCCGGTATGCCGCCGGAATACGCATTAGATAGCGTACAGAACGGTTGGGGCACGGACAGAATATTAAGCATTTGGAGGTTAGAAAATGAATGATTGTAAATTTAGCGGACGCCCTACAAGGGATCCGGAGATAAGATACACAGAGGGCGCACAACCTATGGCGGTTGCACGATACACGCTTGCGGTTGATCGCAAGTACAAGAAAGAGGGCGGGCAGCAGGCAGACTTTTTAAGCATTGTTGCATTTGGAAAAACCGCAGAATTTGTAGAAAAGTACATTAAAAAGGGCATAAAGGTTATTGTAGAGTGCCACGCACAAAGCGGATCATACACCGACAAGAACGGCAACAAAGTTTACTACACAGAGTTTGTAGCAGACGCCCACGAATTTTGCGAAAGCAAAAGAAACAATAACGACAATGCCGGAGGGCAGCAGGTAGATAGCGACGGATTTATGAACATTCCCGACGGAGTAGCCGAGGAATTACCATTTAACTAAAAGGAGGGTAAAGAAATGCGTGTAATATCAATAATCAACCTTAAAGGTGGAGTGGCAAAGACCACAACAACGGTTAATATGGCTTATTTATTAGCCAAAAGAGGCTATAAGGTATTATTAGTTGACAACGACAAGCAGGGCAACGCAAGCAAGGCATTTGGGCTTTATGATCCGGAGGATCACGACAACGTAGCGCGGGTTATGTTGGAGGCAGTACCGCTAATAGATCTTGTAGCAAGCACACAATATAAGAATTTGGATATTGTACCGGCGAATATGGATTTATTAGAGGCTAATTTAAGAGTGATCGCGGACGTATCAAGACCGCAACAAACAAGAATAAAAAAGGCAATCAGCAAGAAAAGCATTGAAAGAGAATTGCAGGGCGAGGAAACAACGAGCGCAGCCGAGGAGTACGATTTTATAATTTTTGACAATGCACCCGACGTAAATATGAGCATTATTAACGCCCTAGTGGTATCAGACGACGTAATAGTACCGGTAGAAATAGATCAATACAGTTTCGACGGCTTAGACATATTGTTAGAGCAGATAGCAGCAGTAAGAGAGGATTTTAACCCGGCATTGAGTTTTAGAGGTTGTTTAATAACAAAGTATCGCCAAAGAGAGGGGGTACAAGCGCAGGGCGCAGAGGTATTAAAAGAGCGCTGCAATGTATTTAGTACCAAGATCCGGAGAACAGAGGACAAGCCAAAAGAAAGCACATTTGCAAAGATCCCATTAGTAGAGTATTCGGTACGCTGCGGAGCGTCGCAGGACTATAAGAAATTTGTAACAGAGTATTTAGAAATGATAGGGGAGGCGAGTAAATGCAACTAATTAAGTTTAAGGCTAAATGCCCCTATGAGATAGGCGACAAAGTGCAGTTTGAGAAATGCGGAAATAAAAAGGTTATGGAAGTAACAGACATTATAACGCAGATTAGCGCAAAATCGGAGCAAATTACATTTATTTTGGAGTTAGACGGTTGGTACAAGCTAAATACAAATTTGCACGAAGTAAAAACACCGTAAGGCATTGTATTTATTAGACGCGTGCCCGATTGGGGCACAAAAGGAGGCAGGGTAAATGGCATTTGATATTAAAGAGTTTCTAAACGCGGAAAGCAAAAAAGAAATGAAAGACGATTTCGTATTAAAGAAGATCCCGGCAAGCGAATTACACCCGAGCGAAAAGAATTTTTACGCTATGGATCCGGCAGAGATTGCAGTACTCAAAGAAACAATAGAGTTGGTAGGCGTGCAGGAGAATTTAGTAGTTAAGCAAATTACAACCGGGGAATACGCCGGGGAGTATGAGATCATAGCAGGGCATAAGCGCCATAGAGCAGTAACAGAGTTAATAGCAGAGGGCAAAGAAGTTTCGCCTCTGCTGACGTGCAAAGTAGAAAGCGAGGCAGACGGCGTAAAGAATGAGTTAATTTTAATATTTACAAATTCTACGCAGCGGGAAAGATCTGATTACTGCAAAATGCAGGAAATACAGAGAGTAAGAGAGTTGTTAGAGGAATACGCGAAATACAACAATTTGCCCGGCAGAAAGCGCGACATTATAGCAGGGATCCTAAACACATCAAAGACAACCATAGGCAGATTGGACAATATACGCCGCAATATCATACCGGAGTTTTTAGAGGAGTACAAAGCGGGTAGAATTTCCACAAGCGCAGCAAATGAGATAGCCGGAGCAAGCCCGGAGGGGCAGCAGGAGTTATTAGAGAAATACAAAACAACCGGCACTATTCACGCGAAAGAGGCGGCGCAGTTTAAAGCGCCGGAGCAGCAATTACCCGGACAAGTAAATATTAACGATTACCCCGGGATTGCACCGGAGGAACCGCAGGAGGCGACGCAGGAGGCACCAAAAGAGGAACCGCAGGAGGTAAAGACGCCGGAGGAAAAAACTAACGAAAATAAAGATTATGCGTGTAACGAGGGAATAGCCGAAGAACCGGCAGAACCACAAACAGAGGTAACAATAACACGGCAGCAGGAC